GCAACTCAAGAATACCCAACTCGATTCATTATTGAATGGGGATAAAACGAATTTCATATAATAGAACTTTTTATATTAAGTATAAACATGTCTAAATTAGAAAAAGTAAAGAACTTAATTGAGACATATGGCCAAAATGATCAACGTACAGAAGGATGGTACAAAAAACGAGATACTATGTTAACTGCATCCGAAATATATAAAGGATTAGCGGAAGCTACTCCTACTCAACGACATGAACTTATCATATCAAAATTAGTTCCTCGTCAACAATCGAGTGGTTCTGGAATACGAGCATTGGTATGGGGTACACGGTTTGAACCGATAGCAAAACAAATATATTGTGAACTTCAAAAAAATATAAAAATTGAAGACTTGTCTTGCGTATCGCATCCTACAGTAAGTTTCTTAGGAGCATCGCCGGACGGTATTATTATATCCGAAAATGAAGAAGATTCAAGATATGGGAAATTAGTTGAATTTAAATGTCCGATATCTCGAGAGTTTACGAATGAAAGCCCAATACCGAATGCGTATGTGCATCAAATGCAACTTCAGATGGAATGTACTGGACTCGATGAATGTGAATATATTGAAATGCGTTTTAGAGAAGTAAGCTATACCGAATGGGTAGAAACCGAAACGAATTATAAATCATTCTTTGCTGTATCGAACGAAGATAAGGTATTATACAAAGATGTACATGATACTCGATCTGTAGCCGAATGGCGCGAACAAGAACTTGGTGAAAATAAAAAATTATGGGAATTAACCTATTGGGTTTTACAAAACTGGAGAGCCACGACGGTTAACCATGATACCGAATGGTTAAATAAACATTTACCAAGTTTAACTTCCGTATGGGAAGAAATTACTAATCATCGCACGAATGGCACGATTCCTCAGTCTCCTCGGGAGAAAGGGATGCTATTGTTGTAGACGGTGGGTAATATCTTTTTAACCAGTCTAAATCTTTACGATCAGGATTTTCTTCATAGAATCCTTTTCCATTATGTACTTTAGAAAGACTTTCAAAGTATTCTTCATACATCAAAGCTACGCGTTCTAATCCAAAGTTACGATCCGCCCAAATATGGCAAGAACGTCGATCAATTTTGTCGATATTTTTACAGGCCCATTCAAAATGATCCATTGTACGACAACGGTAACCCGTTATACCATGGAGGTTATTTTCGGCAAATCCACCCCAATCAGTAGTAATCACTGGTGTACCGCAGTATAAAGCTTCTACCATAACTCCGCCAAAAGGTTCGTTAAAATGAGTAGGTGCTAATAACGCCTTTGCATTTTTCATTAATTCGGATCGCTGTTTGGGTTCTACGTAACCAATAATTTCTACATGATCAGGAATATTTGGTCCAACTATAGTTTTTAAATCACCCTGACCAGCAATTAACAGTTTTGCACCGATACGTTGAGTTACTTCAACAGCTATACCTACACCTTTAGATCCAATAATACGACCAACGAATAAAAAGTAATCTTTAGGTTTATCGTTAAATTCAAAATCTTCCGGATCAAAATAGTTAGGAATTACAGCATCGTACCAATGCGGAGAACGTTTATACATTCCATAGACCTGATTCATAATCGAATACGATTCAAAAATATTTTGAGGGCAACACGGTTCATTCGTACAACCGATACCGGGTTCTACGGGTATACACTCGGGATGAGCTTGAAAAATAGGACGATGAGCATATCCCCAGAAGCAAAGAATAAAGTCTCCTTTTTGTTTACGTTTGCCTACTTCAATGATTGCACGTTGGTTGAATATTTGGTGAGCATGATCAGCTGTATTGTGTTGAAAAAAATTCTTTCTCCAATCATAATTCCCGTAAGCTTTTTGAAGATCTTCATCAAAGGTTACTGGAACATGTTCAGTGCATTCAACTTCTGAATCTTTATGACCATAATGGTAAACAGTATGACCTCGACGAGTCATCATCTTACAAAACTTTAAAACTTTTTGAGTAAATGCACATGCCGAATAATCTTTACGAGTTACGGTATGCGGAAGTCCTAACGCGTGAAATCTCATTTTTTTAAATAAGATTCGTAATCTTTAAACTATTCCATGAATGAATTATATAAATTGACTCGAAAGGGTGTTTCTAATCCCGGTATAGGTTCATGCATTGCATTGATGGGTTTAAAGTGATTGGTTTCTTGAGCGTACGAAGACACTCGAGTTAAATCATTTTTTCGTTCTTTGCTATGATCGACAAATTCGGCTGCGAAGTGTTCTCTACGTGTCGATAGCACAATAACCACAATAATAGCCACTATGGCTAGTGCATAATGAACTATATATCCTTTTTCTAAAAAGCTACCACCTTTCATTTACTTTAAACATGTGAAAAATGGAATATCTTTTTCATAGGTTGTGAATAACATAAATAATGGAAGATCGTCCTCTAGAAACTTTAAAAGCCATTTTAACGGCTCGGGGTATAAAAGATGAAAAATTTGAAACAATTGGAAACCCGTTGGATCAAACGCGAATGTATTTATTCGGTGGAGTGTTAATTATCTTTAGTGAAAAAACTCGTCTTACCGATTCTGAAGTCAATAACTTTATCAATTATGCTTCGGAGAATAATCATACATCGGGTATGATTATTGTGAGTCCTACAAATCCGTCCGAAAAAGTGCTAAAACTTTTACGAGAACACATTACTGAACGTTCAAATACATTAATACAAATATTCTATCTGTCTCACTTAAACTTTGATATTTCTAAACATCGCAAAGTTCCTAAACATCGAATTCTTAGCGAAGAAGAAGTAACCAAAATGATGAAAGAGTATAATATTGAACAATTAGAAAAACTTCCTAAGATTGATTCACAAGACGCTATGGCTAAATGGATAGGTGCACGCCCGGGTGATGTTGTTGAAGTTACCGGATTATGTGGTTCATCGGCTGAGAATAAACGTTATCGATTCTGTGTTCCTGAATGTACTTGAAAACTGAAGATATAAACAAATGAACAATCAGTTTAATACATTGATTCAAAGTTATCATGATAACTTTTTGCAATATAAAATAACCGGTAACTCAAGTTATCAAAGTGCTTACCAAAGCTCACAACAGGCTATTGAAAATATAATTAGTAACTTAGAATCGCAAAATAGTGAGCAACAAAACATAATTTCAAGTTTTTATGATGAAAACCATGAAGAAAAGTTACGAGAAATAACGGCTGATCAAAAGAATGCGCAACGAAGGGTTATCGAAGAACACGATAAATTAAAGGCTTCAGAAATTCGTAATCAAGAACTAGTTCCGCCTAGTACAAATTATTTATACTATATTACCGGTGCTCTCATTGTGATGGCATTGATTGTATCGAGGAACTAACTATTTTAGATATTGAATACCGACTATGAGTTGTAAATCCAAGTATGAATACTACAATAGCTAACAAAATAAGAATAATAATTAAAGCATTATACTGAAATGTAACTTCTTTTAATTTGTCTCGATTTTGAGCATAGATGATCTTTAATGTTTCAAGTTTATCTTTGCTTTTTTGAATTTCATTATACTGTTTTTGGTAATTAATTAGGTCCTGCATGAGTTCGTCAAGATCCTTAGGGTTAAATTTGTCGGTTCCTTTGTTAATTTCAGCAATGAAACTGCGTAATAATTCGGAAAGAGACGAATTTAAATCAAGAACTTTATTCAACAATATCTGCTGTTGAGAAGGATCGGTCTCCTGTATAGCTAATAAAAGCGTTTCCGAGTATCCTGTTTTTAATGAATTATATTCATCTTTGAACTCTTGAATTTTTTTATCTCGCGAGTGTCGAAATTCTCTTATTTCCATTACATTTTGTTGAGATAGAATAAATGCCAAACGTAGTTGGATTAACTTATAAAGACGGCGTCCAAAAAGGACCTGCCACGGATTACTCGATGTTACTTGAAATGAAACGTCGTCGTGCCGGAATCGCTGATCAGCTTGCCAAGAATCCTAAAGGTGATCAAAGCATTAAACCCTTTACTCGAGAAGGTCAAATGAAATCAGGTACTACACCCAACGGTGGTACTGGTGCCGTAGAATTATACAACATCAAAGGTATTCAATTAAATGTATTAAAGTTCTAATATTAAATTAATGGACTTCCAAAATGAATATGATTCTGCAACAGATGCCATTGACAATGTTTTAACCTCACAAGTAGGTCCTAAACCATCATGGTCAAACATTACCGGTGAATTAGTAAAGGCATCCGCATCCTCGGCCGGTTATGTTTGGGGATATAATGATATAAACCAACTTTTCATGTGTACTGTACCTTGTTCAGGTAATTGGACACAAGTTTCAATACCCGGAACTATATTAGATGTTACAACCGATAACATTAATGTATATGTTTTGACGAATGGTTCATTATCTATAAAGACAGCTGATAACCGAACGGACTGGCTTACTATTTCCGTTCCTTTTACGGCCAATTCTATTTTTTCAACGAATACCTATATCTGGGCACAGGATGGATCCAACAATAAAGCCAAGTGTCCAAAACCATGTACAACCGGAAACTGGATTTCTACAACCGAAAATACTATAAAAATTACATCGTCAAGTTCAACGGCTCTATACGGTAAAGATACGTTAGGTAATGCTATGCGAACCGATGAGACACTGCAGACTGGATGGACACCTATTCAAGGTTTTAAAGGGAAGAATTTAAAATCTATCGTGGGTGATGCTGATCAGACCGCTTTATTTGGTATCGATAATGCAGGTATAACGTATCGATGTGCCAATGGTTGTACAGATCCTAAAGAAATTGATCCTTTAGATACGAAAGGTTATACTCCAGTATCGTTAACAATTGAACCAACCTCAAGAAATTTATGGATGACAACGACTACTGACGGAGATGTTGGAAATATATTCACAAAACCAGATTCTTCTGACTATGCTCAAATCATGAGCAATATAACTCCGTACGACAGTAAACGAAGTGATATAGTGGAATCTGCGGAAGACGAATATTCGAAGCAAACAAAAGTTATGACTTTAAACAAACAGATTAATGATGTTGTGAGTTATTTTTCGTCTGTATTCAAAGTAGATAAAACTACACCCAAAAAGAATAAAGAAGAAGCCAAAAAGTTACACGATAAAATCGAAAGTGCGAATGCGGAAATTTATAACATTGAAGCCAACTTAAAAACGATGGCTAAATTAATCATTATTTTATTTATAGCCGTTATAGCCTATTTCATATTACCCTTTATTTTTGGCGAATATGCCAATAGTATTATTGCTATACTTATTCTTGGAGGAGTAGGATATACTTATTCCTATGCAAATTGATAAAGATGGGTAATCAACCTTCTGCTCCTCAACCTCCTTCTTCAAAACCACCAGCTCCAGCTCCGGTATGCGATGCCGAATGTCAAAAACAAAAAACTATAGCCGGTTTAAAACTAACATTGGATCAAAAAGCCGAAACAAGAGATACAGATCCAAATGGCTACGAACAGGCTAGAATCGCATACTATACTGCTGTAAATGGACCTGGATGGTTACAAAAAGAAAAAGACCGAATTGCGAAAAAAGAAATTGAACCGATAATTTCGGGTTACGTGAATCGTTATAATGAATTAACGAAACAGAATGAATCGAATAAAACATTTGTAGCAATGGCTAATGCTATTAAATACCAAGAAGCTACGGATGAAGAAGAAACCAATTTCTTAAATAAACAATACCAGAAAGCAAAAGATAAACAAGTTGTACTCGATCGGTTACAGGTATTAAATCAGAAACCAGTTACAACTTACGCGGTTTATTCGGGATGGACAACGTTATTATATGTTCTTATTGCGGTTCTGATAATATACATCGGATATAAATTTTTCACAAGACCAAAAAAGATATTACCAAATAGCATGCAAACAACAACGGTATCTAGTTGGAAAAACACTTCCTAACAAAATAACAATATGAACATAACAGCATTTATGGTTATGGCTATTTTGGTTGTATTGTTTTACGGAGTAACTCTATGGGCTTCCTCGGTTGAACATTTTGAAAATGAAGACGGTGTAACGTATGAAAATGTAGAAGATATGTATGATACTGGTTACGCAGCGATATACAATCTTTTATGGCACGGTAGTGAAAAACTAAAGTTCGAAGAGGTTTCGATGCAAGATATATCTTTAGCCGATTGGAATACTACAGATGTAAAAGTTATCGACATGTGTTGCGGTACAGCTCCTCATGCATGCTACTTTAAGAATCTAGGAGTAAACTATATCGGTGTCGATTTATCGAACGCTATGTTAGAACAAGCACGAAAGAATTGTCCGGGTGCCAAATTCAAAAAAGACGATATTACTAAAGTTCAATTATTTCCTCCGAAATCTTCCAGTCATTGTTTGCTGTTAAATTTTTCAATTTATCAATTTGATAATCCAAAAGTATTATCGGATAATGCCTACCAATGGTTGCAACCCGGTGGATACTTTATTGTTCACTTAGTCGATCCGGATAGTTTTGATCCGGTGCTTGATTTAGCATCACCGTTCGCTGCGTTTTCATTACAAAAGTATTCCATTGATCGTAAAGTAGATTCCAATATTTATTTCGATAAATTCAAATATGTTGGAAAATTTAACAAAAAGAAAGATGACGACGATGTAGAATTTAATGAAGTCTTTACTTACTACGATAAGACCGATAATGATGGTAAGAAATTTCGTGAAAATAAACACCATTGGGTAATGCCTTCTAAAGAACGAATGATGAACATTATTCAAACTTCAGGATTTCGATTAGTCGAAACAGTACATATGATCAATGCGGGAAAAGAATATCAACATTTATGCTACTTCCAGAAATAATGAACGTATTTGATTCACGTACGGTTGTAGATTTCCAAAAATTTACTTTTTCAGGACACTTACGACAACATGTATATAAGGTTTTAGATGAGAATATCAAGCTTGGTCATGCTGATTACGCTTGCTATTGGACACTTGAACTTCTTTGTTCAGGATTAGTACACTCGATGTGGAGTACATTATTTGAATCCGCAGCCAAGAATATTAATCGCGCAGCGCCAAATACGTTTTTATACTTAGTAAAAATGTATGAAAAGTTTGCTCCTTATGAAGGTCAATATTCAGTGTTAAGTATGCAAGATATTCGTAATAATCACGACGTACGAATCCTGGTTTGTGAAGTCGCAGCGAGTATTGCTATGTGTAGAAAAAATAAACTAATACCTTTACCTAAAATTAAACCTGAACACGATTTCGTTCAAATAACGATTAATGAAAATTTAAAAGCTCCTTCGGCAAACTATGCGAAACATTTAGTGAAAGAACATGATCCTATTGCGTTTTATGTCCCCTATAATGAACTGGTTTACTGCTTACGACCAGAAACACGAGATTTTACTCGTGCGTTATATTGGATTTCTTGGATGCTAAAGTACGCAAGTGTATATAAAAAGCAACATAAAGAAGACTTAGTGTGTACGTATCGTCCAAATCCTTTTATTGATGAAAAATTTTCAAATCTAGTTATTTGGATGATCTGGGAAGCAGTATTAGATGCTGGGCATCATTCACCACAATCCGGAATGTTGAAACCGTATTTGGATGCTTTATTTAAATTTCATTGTTTGCGATGGAACGTAGGAATAATGAAACAAAGAATGGTGTTTTTAATTACCACCGTTTTATTCATTTGTGAAAGTACAAGTTTAGATGTGCATTATTCGGTACCGCATGATATTGTAGCTGTGCATAAATTAATCGAAAATATTCCTCAGTGGATATCTGCGATTATCCAAACACAAAAAACATTTTCTTAAATTAAATGGCCGGAGTTACCGATGTATTCTTAATATTGATTGCGAGTATACCAAGATTTATTGTATTTATGTTTGGAATTGTGATTTGGTTATACATTCTTCCGAACAGTTGGACAAAAACATATACAGCAGAAGATAAATTTAAATATGCATCCATAGTTGGTGCGATTTTTGCTGTTATGTTTACCGTTATGGAAAATAAAAAACTATTATTCTCCTAATAAATGGGCGCGTTAGAAGAAACGATTGGTAAAGGATTATACCTCACGGGGTGGGCATTATATTTTCTTGCATTCACATGTTACTTTTTAGGTAAAGTGTTACGTGCGGAATATTTAATACCGGGTGCAGGATTTTCCCAAAAAATGGTTTATCTAATTGTATTTGGAGTATTTATATACGTTATTCGTACTTATATAGTAGATAATCAATTATTACAAGTATTTTCTCCTGAATTACTTTTAACGGTTATATTATTATGGATTACCATTGTGGTTCAAATGTTGATCTGTCGATTACCTGGTATTAGTCAACTTACTCCTCAAACGTTCGGTCAAGCTTCGTCTTATGTAGTGATTTCGTTCGTGCTGTATTACATTGCTAATAAATTAGATTCTAGCAACGATATAACTTCAACTATCGAATATTTAAAATCTGTTTTAGTTTATAAATGGTAAAGTTTGAAAAAAAATTACAAGCTACGATAACCGCTGCATTACTGTTCTACGTAATTAGTTCTCCGTTTACGTATCATGTTGTTGATAATATGGTAGGTTCAATCGTCGAATACTATATTCCAAGTTTTAAAGATTTCTTTAAAATAGCCGAAAAAGGTTGTCCGACAAATTACGGTCTATTTGTTCATTCGGTCGTATTTGCATTAATAGTATATCAACTTATGGACTAATTTACTTAGTACATGATTATGTTTAAGTAAAGTATGAAGATTAAAAAATCAGATCCTAAAACACATAACCTAAATAATCCAATAGAAACAAAACTATTGACTTATTTATGGTGTAATGATGGATGGTGCTATATTCCCGAATTAAAGAAACGACAAGTATACTACGCAGATAAACATGATCTAATTATTGAAAGTTCAGAATGGGAAGGTGTAATCCCTAATTATGAATATTGTGAAACTATTGAGATGAAGGTTTATTCTCAGTCTCCGTTGGTTTGGACGGAACAGTCGGAGGATTTTTTCGAGTTATACGAAGAACAAATAGCCAAGAAAAGCAAGAACAAGTAACTTCTCGTCCATCGATTTGATTACCGATTACATCATCGAGAACATCTATAGCTTTGGCAATTTGAGGATTATCATCTAATTTATCTACAATTGCTTCTAACTTATCACCGATAGCTTCAACCGTTTGTTCAACGACATTCTCGGCTTGATCTACCTTGTCTCCAATTTCTTCTTTTTTCGATTCTAGTTGTTCTACAACCTTTTCTACGATTTCTTCTTTCTTTTCTTCAACTAATTCGATCGCTTTTTCACTAATAGTTTCCATTGCGTCTTTACTGAACACTCAGAAACCTTTCTGTTCAACAAATACGATGGTTATATTAGATGTTTTTTATATAGCATTAGCCACGATTGCGGTTATGGTGATACTTCAGTTAATTACATTTGTAGTTATGAAAATCATGTACCCTCCTGAACCTAAAGTGATTTATCAACAGGTTCCTGTGTATCAACAACAGCCACCTGTACAAGTACCAGTTCAAACTCCGGCTCAACCGTTGTTTCCTCCGGTCACTACACCTGTTTTAAGACAAGAAACTCAAGAAGTACAATTACCTGAGTATGAACCTCGTAAACCAACTACAACTTCGTTACGATTGGACCCCGAATTACCGGTTGGTCTTCAAGAAACCCGTCCCCCCGGAACTTAAAACATTTAAAGTAGCTCAAACAAATGGTATAAAAGGTTGGTTAGTATTTACATATGAACAAAATATTCCTGTTTGTATTTGGTCAAACAAACACGAATATCAAAAAATAAATTGTATTATCGATGAACGATTATGTGGTGATACATTTTTTCGAGCAGAAAAGATTGGGGATACATTTATAATTTCCGATATTTGGATTTATAATTCAAATTGTGTATATGCTTGCTCTACATTTTCTCAACGTTATGAATGGTTGCCTAAGTTATTAAATAAATTTACTCAACACGCAGAAGGTATGTCTAAGTTAATTCATAAATCGGAAATACAGAATTATAAAATTATTGGTTATGAAGAACATCCCGAAGAAATTGGAAAACACGGATACTTTATTGAAAAGGACGATAGTCAAGAACTTGAAGTCATAAAATTAGCCATTCCCGATTGCTACGAAATTCCTGGCAAAGGATACTTGCGCGTTCCCAATATTCAAACTTCAAAATATTTAAGAACAAAGGGTGATAAGTTTATTTGCAAATGTATACAACATGATGATGAATTTTGGGATGTAGTTGAAAACATTTCCTAGTAAAAGATTAAATGAATAAACTACGTCATACTAAAAAACATCGTACAGGAAAAAAACATAAAGGAGGTTATTATGGTTTCTCGGGACAAGTAGGAACTGGTGCTCCTTTATGGACTCGTCATACGGAAGTTCCGGTTGTTGGAGGAAAACGTAAACGTAAACATACTAAAAAGGTACACAAAAGAAAACACCGAGGTGGATCACGCTTCGGTGCGGTGGCAGGATCTTTTCAGGGTACTGGTTCTAGAGGAATAGCCGACAGAGTTCAAATAAATTCTAAAACGCCACCGTTTGGAGGACCTTCTCAAGGCGCATTCAATAACGCAGCTGGATCAGGATCTACATATGATAATTTTATGACAACTAAGTAAATAAGATGAATAAGATAGATTTTTTAGTCGGATTATTAATTTTAGTCGCAGTGACCGTTGTTCTTTTTCAACGTAGATTGTATTCGTTGCTACCCTGGTTCTACTTAGCTGTTTTAGTAACCTATCATTTTCCAGGAGTTACAGGTAAGTCCTACATAGTGGCTACAATTGGAGGTATTTTTGTATTATGGATGATTACTAAAGTATATGGTACTGTAGAAGGGTTTGAAAATGAAGAAGAAGAGGATAAAAAAGGACCGAATCCTGCTCCTCCTAAAACCAATGATCCACATGTCGACGTAGGTACTACTATTTTGCATGCATACCGTAATTTGACTCCTGAACAAATTGGAGGTATGCGAAGAGATACAAAGGAATTATTAAATCTTCAAAAAGAACTGATGGGATCCTTGGCTGAAATGAAACCAGCTATTGAACAAGGTGCAGAATTACTGAAGACGTTTAGTACTTTCTTCGGAGACCAGCAGAATGCGTAAACGTATAGCATCATATAAACGTTGCATACCATCTGCATAAACAAATACATGATATTCGGCATCGTTAGAAGATATAAATGGTCCTCCATAGGATCGAATAATAGTAATCCATTGTTGAATTTGACTTCTTAGTTCGCGCATACGAAACCATTCTTTCCATCGTTGAGCGCATTTTTGAATAGAAAACGTTGAAAACATATCCAAACTTTGTTTTGAAAAGAAGGCTTGGATAAGTATGATAAGTGGAGAAATGAACATTTCGGACCATAATTCTATTTTTTTAAAAATGGTTTCTGTTGTGAATATTTTTTGTAGAGAAACATATTCATCGGCTATTTTAAAATAATCAACTGGATGCATCAATATGTGTTCTATAGTTTGGGTATCTAATGTATTCGATAAATCAATCGTCGTTGGGATCATCCTGTATTAATAATCCTTCAGGAGGGATTTCTTTCTCAACTAACGTTGATGCATCTAAATATAACCACCGATCTACCGAAGATGCTGTTTGTGTATGCATTTGTAAAAATGCTTCATCTACACAATCGCCATATTCAATAACATGGTTTATTTCGTCGGTCAATGTTACTATAGATTTATTTCGTAATTCTGCTCCAATCCATAACCAAGGAATATGTTTAGATTCTACTTGCATTGATTTTGATTTAGTATGTCCAAAGATTCGAATATAGGTTCGCATTAGACAACGAGCAAGGCACATCACTATCTCCATTTTTTATTAATAAGTTGAAGTTGTTGAAAGTGGTAACGCATCCTGTTGTTTCAAAGTAGTAACATATTTATCTCGATTTTTTTTATTATCAGCCGTTAACGGTCCAGTGAAGGATTCTTTAACCATACTCATAACCATACGGTCAATACCTAATCCTAAAGAAATTGATGTCGCAAGAGCCATAATAACAAAAGGAGTGGCAACAATCGCCCACGAAACAACACCTAATTCAACACCACAAAGTACATCTAAAATAACTGTACCAGCAATAGTCATTATAACTTTTGAGAATGCAGTAACATAAAGACCTAATGATGTATCAAGTCCAATGTGAATAACACCGTATAAAAGATATAGATATGCAGGCGGACATAAGTTATTAATAAAACGCATCTTTATTGTATTAAAATATTAGAAATTTGGTAGTGATAAAGATATTACTTCAACTGCTAATAACACTACAATAAAAAATGAAACCCAATAAGATATAATTGGACTAACTATATACGGTAATCCTACAATAATAGCAAGAGCTACGAAAAACATAGTTAACCTTCGTTTTGTGAATGGATTTTCATTTAGAGAAAATTTTTGAACCAACATCAGTACAACATATAATCCTAAAAAGTTAGTTAAAATGTTTGTATCAACCATTTATATAAATTCAATTAAATTATATCAATGAGCGATCCAATTGAAACTATTGTAAATTTATCTGGTTGTACGAAAGAACAAGCAGAGAAAGCTTATGCTGATTTAAAAGATATTGTAGAAGCTGTGGATTTTTTATTAGAAAACCCAGTTCATCCTGAAGATAAATATGTTCATGTAGTCAAACATGACGTAACACCTGAAGAAAAAATTATAGCACCTTATCGAAAAATATTAAAAGAATTGGATGAAAAAATGTCTACTTCGTTAAATCAACGCGGACACGAGGGATCAGTCGAGAAACTACACCACCGCGAGGAAATGGTTCTACAAAATAATTGTTCGCAGGAATGTCTTCTTCCCGCTCTGGAATCAGAGGTTCAAATACAGGAAACTGTTTGTCCGTTACCGTCTGAATACTCTTCCGGTTTGCCGTCGAGTGACCAAACTTTACAATATTCTCAGCAGGAATAGCTTCGATAGAACCCATCCCTAAATTAGGTGTAGTCATAAATGGTCTACTAAAAGTTTGTTTACCACCTTTAACACGAGCGGTACCCGGATCTCCCCATAATAAACTACTTTGCGTAGTTATACCACAACCTCCTTCCGGAGAATTACCAAAGTTACCACGAGGAATCATACCCGGGTTTACGGCTGCATCCGACACGGCCCAACCATTACCGCAACTCATACCTTGACTTCCTTGGTACATTTGTCCGTGTAAATGTTGAGGATCACGAGCTGCTTCACCTTGTCGAGTAGGTTGAAAGAATGTTAAAAATCCAGAGTTACTAGTCATCTTATACAATTCATAGAAATGAAAAACGGACAATAGCCGTTTTATTGGAATAAACAGTATATGAAATAAGAATGGTGACTATTCAACCTTGCGATTGGCAAGAAAGTGATATCAATTACGGTAAAAAATATGTCGTGGATGTATTTGGCCGAACATTAGAAGACGATGTTGTAAAAGTAAGATTGACTGGATTCTCACCTTACTTTTACATTAAATACGATTCAAAATATGATAATTTTAGCTTATTAAAAATACTTGAACAAAAAGCAAACGAGCGGATTACAAAACCGATAACCTTTGAAACTTTGAAAGTTACTACCGAAGAACGATTAGATGCTACCAATGGATTCACTGGATTAACGCCTATTAAAGTTTGGAGAATAACATGTCCATCTTTAAAACTGTTTAAAGCATCGGCTCGTGCAGCAGAAAAATTATTTGTTACCTACGAAACCGATTTACCTCCATTCATTCGATTATTTCATGAATTGGATATATCTCCGGCATCTCCGATTAGATTTGAAGATGTTGAAGAAGTTACGGATGAAAGTGTAAAAGTTGATCAGTGTTATACAACACATTATAAAAATACAATTCCTTGTCCGAATGAAAAAATACCTATGTATTTACTTTCTTACGATATTGAAGTCTTTTCCGAATCTGGACAGTTTCCGGTAGCCGAAAATGATGGAGATGAAATTACCGAAATTGGTATGAGTTTTCGGTATACCGATGATATGCTAAACTCTTATCGACGATTAGTACTTATTAACGGTAGTTGTTCGAAATCTGAAGATCCAGCGGTAGAATTCATACCTTGTAAGAATGAAAAGGAACTACTGGAAAAATTTCGTGATATAATTGACACCGAAAATCCCGACGCTATTTGTGGTTTCAATACATTTGGTTTCGATGATCCGTATATTGCGGATCGTTGTCATAAACACGGTGTAACCATGCGATTAGGACGTGTTGATCTAAATGCATGGCGTTATGAACGTGATTATGTGGAAACCGTAAAGAAAACCTTTGAATTAGCATCGGGCAAGTATGCTGTTCGATATTTTGATATGCCTGGTCGATTACCTATTGATTTATTACTAAGTGTACGACGTGAACAGAATTTAGATAGCTATAAACTGGATAATGTGGCGTCTACTTTCTTACGTGATAAAGTCACAAAATTAGAACGATTAGATTCTACACGTGTCAAGATTTATACAAAAAATACTCGTGGATTATTTGCTGGTAACTTGGTTCGATTTGATATTGTGGGAAATACTATTAATCCTTACCAAGACGGTCGTAAATTTCCAACGGAGGAGGTTCAAGCAAAATGGTTTATTGTTCGAACTGATGATGAAATACTGCAAGATGTAGATATTTCGAAACTCGAATGGTCATTTACTAAAGATGATACAAGTTTTAAAGATATGTTAGAAGCTCATCATGGAACTGCAGAACAACGAGGACGAATTGCTAAATACTGTGTACAGGATTGCGATTTAGTTCTCACCATTATGGCCAAATTGGATACTCTTGTTAATGCTCGTGGTATGGCCGATGTTTGTCGTGTTCCTATTCAATATATCTTTCTGCGTGGCCAAGGTATTAAGATTTATTCAGCCGTTGTGTACAATGCTTCCAAACGTAACCAAATCATTATGACTCAGGAAAGTGAAGAAGGAGATACAAGTTACGAAGGTGCGATTGTATTGCCACCGAAAATTGGAATGTATCTAGAACAACCAGTTCCTGTTTTAGATTTTAACTCTCTGTATCCATCGAATATGATTGCGTACAATTTATCCGCCGATACTTTAGTGTATGTAAAGAAATATGATGAATTTGGAAAGTTGATTAAAGCTCCCGAAAATGATGGAAAAGTTTATAAAGAGCAAGGATACGTAATTGATGAAATTAAATACGATGTTACAGAAGGAGATAAAGCCTATAAATACGTTTGCGGGTTTATTCAACCTAAAAAAGAAGATCCTCGTACTATTGGATTACTTCCTTTAACGCTAGATCTGCTACTCAAGAAACGTAAAGAAACTCGTAAATTAATGGAAACTATTGATGACGATGCACAGAAATCGGTTCTTAATGGTTTGCAATTAGCGTATAAAGTCGTAGCGAATTCTGTATATGGTCAATGTGGTTCACGTACATCAGCGATTCGTAATTTATTTGTGGCAGCGTGTACTACTTCGGCTGGTCGATCGCGTATTCAAGATGCCAAACATATTGTAGAAACAGAATTTGGTGGAGAAGTTATTTATGGTGATACCGATTCAATCTTCATTAAATTTCCCACTACTGATTTGGTGAAATCTATGGAATTAGGTAAGCAAGCCGCCGAACGAATTACCAACACTATTAATCGTAAACCTTACAAAATTGAATACGAAAAAACATTCTATCCTTTCATTCTGTTTTGTCGTAAACGATATGTGGGTATGATGTACGAAGATGATCCAAATAAATGTAAACGCAAAGAGATGGGTATTGCTTTGAAACGTCGAGATAATGCTCCTGTTGTCAAAGATGTTTTCGGTGGTGCTCTGGATATTCTGATGGGTAAACGCAATATTAAACTGGCTCAACAATTTGTTCAAGAAATGTTAGTCAAAGTGATGAAGAATGAAATACCGTTAAATAAATACGTGGTTTCCAAACAGTTACGTGATGATTATAAAAATCCTGATCAAATTGCTCATGCTGTATTGGCTAAACGCATGGCTGAACGTGATCCTGGTAGTGCACCGCAACTAGGCGATCGTTTACCGTATATTTATATTGCTTCACGTAAAGATGAAAAGAAACAAGGTGATCGTATTGAACATTACGATTACGTAAAGGAGAAGAATTTGAAACCCGATGTAGAGTTCTATATTACAAACCAGATTCAGAAACCGGTAGCTCAAATGTTTGCTTTGGCTATAGACCAATTGGATGGGTATTCATCGAAAGTAAATTACGAAACTATGCTTCAAGAATTTATGGAAGATGGATTAGATGAAGAAGATGCCACTTTAAAGGTGTTAGAAAAAAAGGAAAAAGAATTAGATAAATTATTATTTCTCGGTGCATCCTATCTAACAAAACATAAACGTGGACCAATGGATGTTTTCTTAGGACGTAAATGAATTAATTATTTTTAATAATACATCTCCGTGACATTTATTGGGTTTACACCAACAACCTAATTTTTTACCATGTAGTTCAATTAATTCTTCTTTTTTGATTTCACCACTTTTGATTTTTTCTTGTATATACTTTTCAAACTTTTCAACTACTTCATCTAAAGTTCCATCTCTACCAACTTTAAATGGATTACAAAATTTTGAATTTTCTTTTGGAAACCGTTCATTATTAACAAATACAATTCCTTTTCTTCCAATGTATACGTTACTCGGATCATCCATCCATTCTTTCAAATTGTTATATTTTGGTCGAATATGATTTACTTTTACGTTTACTACACTCATTTTTTAGACTATAGTATACTATTCGTATTAAATTCGTTTTATTTAAAAACGGATTATATAAATAGATTTTTATATATTGGCAAAAAAAATGTCGTCTAGTCCAAATATACGAGACAAAATAAATATATTCTTAAAGTTTATGGTAAACTCTCTCCCGTTTGGAGAAAGTATTGAAATTAAGAATGAAGAAAACGCTATTAAAATTGGAAAAACAAAATTTGCTACCGGTAAAGGTGAAGTAAATATAACTATCCAATGGATGGATGATAATTTTAATAAAATACCATTATATGCTAAAGTGTATACGAGTAAACCAAGAAGTCATAATAATGAACTAATTATAGTTGACCAAATGATTCCTATAGATGAAGAAACGAAGATGAAAGAAGTTTTAATGAAAGTTTTAATGGAAATTCGTTTATTACAAAATCATATATGGTAGAAAACGAAAGTTTTTAAACCCATGCAACTACATCTAACCAATAAAAATGTTTGTTCATAATCATGATATATATGTTCGTGAACAAGCAAAAACTTACTTTTGTGAGATTCTATGTGATGTAGTTGTATACATAGGTGCAGTATGGTTAGCGGTTTGGTTCTTAATTAAATTAGCTACTATATAAAAAAACGAATTTCAAAAGATAGGAATTGTTTTTTACTAAAGAATGAACTCAGTTATAAATATTGAATATCTTCCATGGCCAGCTATAGTCGCATGCTTATGGAAGCATACCAATTATACTGGTCCTAAAGGAATAACTAGCAATAAAGCCTATGGGTTTTATTTAAAAGAACATTTAAATAAAACCAGTTTACATCAATTAGTAGGCCGACAAAAAATGAGTATTCGAATAGATATTCTTTCGGGTGAAAGTTTACATATAAAGCTAGATGCTGAACTTAACACGATTGATGTTAGTGAATATGATCAATATCATGGACCGGGTACTGGATTACAATGTATCGAACATGTAAAAAATTGGTACATTTATAAAATAACGAATTTTCCAACAATTTATAGATTAGTGAACAAAGTTGCACCAGGATTCTATATATTTGAGCCATGGACTAGAGAATGTCCCGATTTTGTTCGAGAAAACCAGTATATAGAAGTTGGGTTTTGTACGAAAGATGAAACTATTATAATGTAAAAAATGGAATTAAATGAATGCTATTTTTAAATCTAAAAAATGAGTGAAGAACTAAAAGCCTTTCTTAACTTTTGTAAAAGCGAAAAGTTAAAACTTGCAAAAAAGAATGCTGATATACATATATCTGTTTTCAAAATAGATAGAAAAGATAGTAAAGCATATATAATTCTTAATGATTTAACATATTTACAATATCATGCTATGGAAGGAATGTATAAAACGGTACATTTACAACCGTTCGATCCGCTTGAATACGGAATAATACTTTCAGATTCGTTGAAATAATAATATAAATGTCGACGGACGATCAAATTTTAAGTTTACTAGAAGGATTGATTGAAGGTAGAAATGATTTTTTTATTCGAACCATGCAATTAACTCCTCATCAACATCGAGCAAATGTACTTTCTCGGTTTTTACTAAACGAAGTATGTTACATTGAATTAATAAATCGAATTCAACAACGAGGAACCGCAAATACACGTTCTGCTGTAGTAACCTTTACGCTTCCTAATAATTTTAGTGATCCTGTATTAGTGACACCTACTCAAACCCAAATTTCTCAATCTGTTCAGGATATTGGAACTTCACCAAATAACTGTGCTATTTGTCAAGATTCAATTTCTTCGGGCGGCGTGAAGATCCGCCAGTGCGGACACGACTTCCATCGGAACTGTTTAATGAATTGGTTTGCTCTAAGTGTCCGTTGTCCAGTTTGTCGTCATGACATTCGAGAGGATCGGGTAACCCAAACGCAGCCTGTTTTAGAACAAATGTCTTTTCAACCGGAAGACCAGTCGGAGGAAAGTGATACTTCGGAATAGTATCCGATTTACCATACTGCACTCGATGAAACATTCGTCGAATATCGTATTGACATTCTTTTATAAGTTCATTAACATTTTGATCAGGAAATAGATTTTCAATATCTCCAGGCCGAGGAGGAAAGCAACGTATGATTTCGATATGGTCGGTGTTTCGTTTGAAGATAGTTGGAACTTCATTGCTGGTACAGATAATTGGTATTTTACGTGAACTATCTTTAATCCATTCGACAATTTTTGTTTGGGCATGTGGATCAGAGCCATCAATTTCATCTAAAATAACGCATGTTTTCAAATGTATGTCTCCTCGCAAAAAAGATTGGATATTGACTACTGAACGACAGGAATCTTTTATTTTTTCGACATCTTCAAAACTACGTATAGACTTACTTGCATTTATTTCTAAAGGATCAAATCCAAACGTTCTAGCTCCAGCTAATGCTAATGTTGTCTTACCAATACCTGGAGAACCCGTTAATAAAATTGATTTTTCAAATTTTTCCGAAGTTAAATATTTTTTCAGAGAATCTTTAGCTTCAGTATGTCCAATAACTTCATCCAAGTAAGTTGGTCTATGCGCTTCAGAATACATTATTCATTTAAAAAAGATTAATATCTAAGCTTAATTAAGTAAATTTAATACAGTTTCATTACATTCTTCTAATAAATTTTGGAAATAGAGTAACGAACTAAGCGCTTTAGAATCTTTAAATACTCTCCAAGCGTATTGAATACTAACTAATTCGACCGTAATTTTTTCGTAGGTATTATGTTCTTTATTTTCGATAATACGTTTATCTAAAGTTTCCATATATTCTTTCGAAACCTTTTTAACATAAAGAAATAGTTTGATTGTTTCGTTACAACCGCCTACCGATGGGCCCATATCTACATGAGGACCATTATCGTTACTGCCGAAAACTAAACTAGAAAGATCTACAAGATTTCTTGAATTAGGTTCAATTTCGATACCTGTTTCTTCAAACATTTCCTTGGCGATTTTACCTTTGAAAGCTCGACTTTCATCTAACATTCCCGCTGGTAATTCTAAGTATTCAGATTTACCAACAGGAACACGAGGTTGCCGAACGCCGACAACTTTAATATCGTTATTGCAAACAAGCAGAATAAGTACACTAACCGCCGGTGATCGCATAAATACGATACCTGGAATAAGTTGTTGCGTTTTTCGAACTACCGCTACTGAATTGAATTTAATAAATCCAACTAGATTTGGTGTAAACATATCGACATCACGTATCTCTATACTTTTAATTTCAAGATTGGTATGATCAAAATTTTCTAACCATTCTTTAAACGTTTTAGATGATAATGCTTTTTCGAAATGTTCAGAAGAAACGATACTGCTATGTGTAATAGCATACGAACTAGAACTGCTCATTTTTAAACATAATAATCATCAAAAAATATCAAAAAATTCCGTTTTACGTGCAAAATCCAGACCAAGTTGTATTACATTTTCTTGCTAGTTGACATCGTTGTTCAAATGTAGTTAATAACGGCGTATTTGGATTATAAGGTAAACAATCAGTTTTATAGTTTGGACTGCATAGTTGAGTAGATGAATCGTAACTCCAACCATCGGGACATTTTGACATCTTGGATAAATCTGGTTTTGCTATTACAATAGGGTTTAATAGCTTTTTATAAAGATACAATAGCACGAATGTAATGGGTATAGCATACAAAGCGATAATAATTTTTATATCCATTCTTTCTTCTTTACAAGAAAGGAATGGAAGTAGCTCGCCACGTATTCAATTCATATTTTTCAGATAATCCAAATATTTTGGTTCGTCATCATCTAGATTCGTATGCTGATCTTTTGAATTTTAAAATTCCAAAATTTATAGCTGGATTGAACCCTATGAAATTAGAGTTAGGCGATGGTCGTAAGATCCATATTTATATTGGAGGCAAAGAAACTGATCATATTGAATATTTACCACCGGTAGATCAATTTAATAATGCTATATTACCTCATCAGTGTCGGTTAGACGATTTAACCTACACATTAACTATAAAGGCTAAGTTTGATGTTGAGTATACTATTGGTAACGAAGTTACTAAAACCACTTTTCCGAACGTTACTTTGGCAAAAATACCTTTGATGACAAAAAGTCCTTTATGTTATTTATCGAATATGACTTCCGATGAACTCTATCAAGCCGGTGAATGTAAATTTGAATTGGGCGGATACTTTATTATCGGTGGAGCGGAAAAAGTATTACTTACTCAAGAACGTATGGGTAATAACTTGTTCTATGCATCGAAACGTGTTCGTAAACCTGAACAATCGGATGAACGTACGTTATACGAAAAAGAAGCCAAAAGCAAACTAGATAAGGTTACTCGTGAAGATCAATATGAATATATCGCGAATGTTAAATCTATTTCGGAAGATGGTACGCGTGGTCCATATTCTCACTTCTTAGTTATTCCCTCAAAGAATGTACGACCAGATGATCCTAAGGAAATAGCTAAGAATCCGGATTTTTCCGTATTCAGTACGAAACGAGTAGCGATGATTACTCTGCATGAATTTGTTCAACCGGTTCCTCTCATTAGTATTTTTTATGCTTTAGGAGTTACGAATGATCAAGATATTTACGATATTATCCTTGCCGGTATCGAAGAATCAGAAAGAAGTCGTTACGATGAATTATTTATGGAACTAATATTTAGTCACGAAAACCTTCTTCGTAAAGAAATGGCAACGTATGAAGATCAGAACGAAGAACCGAATATGTTACTGTTGTACCGTTACGTAAAAAGCCGTACCAAAGCTGGTGTTTATGTGAATCTATACAATAATGTATTCCCTCATTGTGAACCCCGTGAAGGTGAATCTACGGCATCTTTTTATCGTCGTAAAGCCTACTTATTAGGATTATTAACTCGTATGGCTATGGATGTTGCTCTAGGTATTAAAGAAAATACTGATCGTGAACATTACCGTTTCAAACGACTAGATGTATCCGGGGATTTAATGTTTCAAGAATTTCGTCGAATCTATAAAGATGTGATGAAAAGTATGAAAACATCTTTAGATAGTCGTATTCATTATCAAAAAGCATCCTACGAAGGGAATAAACTTACCGATTTAATTCAAGTGGAAAATATTAATTCCTATTGGCGAGGTATTAACTTTTTGATCGAATTCGAAAAATCGTTCAAAGGAAAATGGGGAGGTCGAGACGGTATTGCTCAACAATTGAATCGATCAGCATACTTGGGAACGATCGCCCATCTGCGCAGAGTCAACGTTGATATTGATCGTTCTTTAAAAGTAGTAGAAGTACGTCGTATTCATGGGACAACTTGGGGATTAATGTGTCCAGTAGATAACCCGGATGGGCGTAATGTAGGATTAATTAAATCGATGACGTTAATGTGCGCTATATCAACCGCTACTCCTTCGAGAGTACTTTATGATATGGTTGCAAAAGTGAAACATTTTAAACCGATTCATTTAATTCATCCTTCGGTATGGGACATTCGATGGACAAAAGTGTTTTTAAACTCTGACCTGATTGGTATACTGCATGGAAACACTAATGAATTTCATGAACAATTATTATTAGCACGACGTGAAGGTGTATTGAATAAATTTGTCTCGCTATGCTGGAATCGGTTAGAAAATGAGTACATTATTAATACCGATGCTGGTCGGGCATCTCGTCCAGTATACCGTGAAGGTATGACGTCTGATAAGATTCAAAAGTATAAAGATTGGAATAGTCTCATTAAGAATGGATTAGACTACATTGATTGCCAAGAAGTAGAAAGTTTACGGTTAAGTATGGAACCATTTTCTTCCGTAAGTCCATCCGAAATTCATGGTACCGTTATATTCTCAGCTAGTGGTAGTGTTACTCCTTTTTCGGATCATAATGCATCAACTCGTAATACGTTTATTTGTCAACAATCAAAACAAGCTTGTTCATGGTACAATACGGCATTCAATAAACGTTTCGATACCAATTCAAGTTGGTTAAATAATGCCAGTCGTCCTATTTGTCAAACTTGGACAACCAATCATGTTTTAGGCAAAGATGGATGCATGCCTTACGGAGAAACACCTATCGTTGCTATCGGTATTTATTCGGGATATAATCAGGATGATTCAATCATTGTCAATAAACAAGCCGTTGAACGCGGATTATTTAACATCACGTATTATCATTCGTATAAAGTACTTGAAGAAATTGTGGATTCTCTATCGAAACAGCATTCCGAAATAGCCAATATAGCTACAGATCCTCGATTTCGAGAAACGGTAAGCCGACAAGCAGATGCTGATTATTCTAAATTAGGTCCAGATGGTATTATTCTTAAAGGCTCAGCTGTTACGGACAAAACCGTTTTAGTAGGCATGGTTGTTCCAAGATTAGATAGTAAAGGACAAATTCTTGGATACGTTGATAAATCAATATTACCGAATCGTGGACAATTAGGTATGGTAGATGATGTTTATGTATATAATAGTTCCTCGTCGGGATTACGTTGCGTAAAAATCCGGATTTCGGAAAATCGTAAAATTACTTTAGGGGATAAATTAGGTTCACGACATGGTCAAAAAGGTGTATGTGGTATGTTATTAGATGAATGGGATATGCCTTTTACAAAAGATGGTGTACGTCCAGATATCATTATTAGTCCGGCTGCGTTTCCCAGTCGTATGACGATTGGACAATTGGTAGAAAGTATGGTGACCAAATTAGGAGTTCATTTAGGTTGCTTGATTGATTCTACAGCTTTTTCTACGCAAAATAGGATATTTGAATTTAAAGATTTGTTAACGAAATCGGGTTATCATCCTTATGGTCATGAAATGATGTATAACGGTCAAACTGGTGAAATGATGGAAGCCGAGATATTCATGGGACCAACTCACTATATTCGTATGAAACAGATGGTAGAAGATAAAATCAATTATCGATCTACTGGCCCTCGTCGTCAATTAACTCGTCAACCGGTAGAAGGACGTCAACAAGGAGGTGGTTTGAAAATTGGTGAAATGGATCGTGATTGTTTAATTTCGCATGGTCTTTCCAAATTCTGGAACGAAAGTATGATGGAACGATCCGATAAAACCGAACTGCTCTTCCAGCCTGAATTAGGTAAATTTGATGCGAATATGGAATTCCCATATACTCGAATGTCCGTTCCTTATGCTACTCATTTATTAATGAACGAAGTACAATCGATGCATATATCTATGAATTTACTTACTGATACCGAATAGATAGTAAATGGACCTTTCGATACCTTGGATACGTGATAATATTGAGTTAATTTGTGAAGTACCTCTTTCAAAAATACCTTTAAAATTTCATCTCATTTGGGTAGGAAATAATCCATTACCCGAATACGGAAAACAAAACTATGATACGTGGAAAAAACTTATGCCTCATTGGGAAGGTAAGTTGTGGACAAACGAAGATCTTCAAGAATTTCCGCAAGATGTTGTGAATAAAATTAACGAAGCTAATGAAGGTGCACAAAAAGCGGATATATTACGATACTTCATTATTGAAAAGTACGGAGGATTCTATATGGATATAGATATTGAACCGTGTCGTGCCTTGGATCCTCTTTTATATTTAAAAAGTGATATCGTATTATATCATGATAACTCATTAACATGGCCATATATTATAAATAATTTCTTTGGTGCATGTTCTCATCATCCTGTTTTACAAGAAACTTGTCGTCGTGTGCTCAAAGCTGAACTCAATACACCAGATGTAAATTTTAAAACAGGTCCTTTTTTATGGGGAACCGTTGTTTGTGAAGTTTCTCCACCTCCAGGAACACGATATACTTTATTAAATTACCCTCTTTTTAGTAACTTTCATAATCCTCCGGATAAATTTGGAACTCATAAATATGCAAAAACTTGGGTTCGTTGAAACGGATTTTATTGGAATAAGCATATAGAATGCAAAATAAAATGTCTGATCATTTATACGTAATTAAACGAAATGGTGACCGTGTTCCGGTTTCATTTAACGAAATTTTAGAACGCATTCAAAAATTATCAACTGGCTTAGACCATGTAAATCCTGATTTAGTAGCCCAAAAGGTTTGTAGTCAACTTAGTGATGGAGTAAAAACTTCAGAACTAGATGATTTCGCTGCCGAAATTTGTGCTATGATGCAAGCTCGCTTTCATCCTAATTATGGTAAATTAGCAGCGCGTATTGTTATCGATAACCATCATAAAAATACGCCAAAATCTTTAAACGAATGTTGCCAAAAATTAACCAATATTCTAACTTCTGAACATGTACTATTTGTGATGTATACTCCTCAACTTGAGGAAATGATTGATTATAGTCGTGATTTTATGTTTGATTACTTTGGATTTAAAACTTTAGAAAAAGGTTATTTATTACGAAGTAATGGAGTAGTTATCGAACGCCCGCAACATATGTGGATGCGTGTAGCTATTCAATTGCATATGCATGATCTAGAAAAAATTAAAGAAACGTATGATGCTTTATCGCAAGGATACTTCATTCATGCTACGCCTACGTTATTTAATGCTGGTACCAATCATCCACAACTAAGCTCTTGCTTTCTTGTGAATATGTCGGAAGATTCGATTAAAGGAATCTATAAAACATTAGGGGATTGTGCACAAATTAGTAAATGGGCGGGTGGCATTGGATTATCCATTCATAACATTCGTGCTCGTAATTCTAAGATTGCCGGTACAAATGGCGAATCTACAGGTATTGTTCCTATGTTAAAAGTATTCAATGATACAGCTAAATACGTGAACCAAGGTGGTAAACGTAACGGATCCTTTGCGATTTATTTAGAACCTTGGCATGCGGATATCGAAGAGTTCTTGAAACTCAAGTTAAACCAAGGTGCCGAAGAAGATCGTGCACGTGATTTATTCTACGGTCTTTGGATTCCCGATTTATTCATGAAACGGTTAACTGAGAATAAAGATTGGACATTAATGTGTCCACATGAATGTCCAGGATTAGATGATTGTTGGGGTGAAGAATTTGAAAAGTTATATGAAAAATATGAAGCCGAAGGAAAAGGTCGTAAAACTATTCCGGCCCAAAAACTTTGGCAAATGGTTCTGGATGCCCAAATTCAAACCGGAACCCCATATTTATGCTATAAAGACGCCGCCAACTCAAAATCCAACCAACAAAATTTAGGTACAATTAAAAGTTCAAATTTATGTACCGAAATCATTGAATACACTAGCCCTGATGAAACAGCGGTATGTAACCTTGGTTCATTAGCTTTGCCTCGGTTCATCGAAGAAGGAAAATTCAACTTCGAAAAACTACGTAATTATACCATGATCCTTACTCGTAACCTTAATAAAGTCATTGATCTCAACTTTTATCCAACGGAAGAATGTAAACGATCGAATTTGAACCATCGACCGATCGGTATCGGAGTACAAGGATTAGCCGATGTATTTGCTATACTTAAACATTCTTGGACTTCGGCTGAAGCTAAAAAATTAAATCGAGAAATCTTTGAAAACATTTATTACGCTTCAGTTTCGGCAAGTATAGACTTAACTAAAGAAGGTGGAGAACCATCCAATCATTTTATGAATTCGGTTGGACCATATGGTTCGTATCGCAAATCTCCCGCTGATTTAGGAAAATTACAATACGATTTATGGAATGAACAACCTCGTGAAACACCCTACTTAAATTGGAAAGAACTCAAGTTAGAATTACGTATGTCAGGTATGCGAAATAGTTTACTGATCGCACCAATGCCAACGGCATCTACGTCTCAAATTTTGGGTAACAATGAATGTTTCGAACCATTCACTTCCAATCTGTATGCTCGTCGGGTATTAGCAGGGGATTTCATGGTCATTAATAAATATCTTGTAGATGATCTCATTAAATGTCGCTACTGGAACTCTGACTTACGTACGCAAATTATGGCCAACAATGGAAGTATTCAAAACATCATTGAAGTTCCTTCTGCAATTCGAGAACTATATAAAACTGCTTGGGAAATTCCTCAGAAGATATTGATTGATATGGCCCGTGATCGTGCTCCGTTTATTTGTCAATCGCAGTCGTTGAATTTATTCCTTACAGAACCCACATATGCAAAGATATCGTCTATGCATGTGTACGCTTGGAAACAAGGGTTAAAAACGGGGTGTTATTATTTACGAACAAAACCTGTGGCTACTGCGCAAAAATTTACGGTCGAACCCACTCAAAATTGTCAATCCTGCTCAGCCTAAAGAATTTCTCTTAAAAGTAATATAAAAGAATGCAAAAAGTTGAAGGATTTGTATTAAATAGTACTCATGGTAATTCGGCCCCTGTTTCGAATTCTGCGGTTGTTACGGGTGGTAAACGTAAAAAATTAAAAATGGTTACCCGTAAACAGGCTCGTAAAATCTTAAAGAAATTAGGTAAGAAAATGCGTGGTGGTGCTCCGAATGAAGTTGTAGCTACTGCTACTGAAGATGCTACCAAAACTGTTGGTGGTGCTGTTGATCCCGTTACCGGTGAAGAAACCGAAGGTGGTCGTCGTCATCGTCGTCGTACCGCCAAAAAGACTAAACGACATTCGCGTCGTCGTGGTCTTTTTTACTAAGCTCTTGGCCAATTTGAGTAACTAAAGCATATAAGTTTTCATTAAATCCCCAATGACATCCATTTGATTCAGGAATATTGGGCAATTTACGTGAACTTGTATTTTTAGGATGAAGCAAACTAACAATAACCTCTTGAGGAGATAACTCCCGACACATTTGCTCACGACCGTGGATAAATGCGTTTCCTTCACCAATATGAACAGTATCGTCAAATTTACGTTCCTGCCAAAATGTTTTAGTGAATACTAGAGTAGCTTCCGATACACGTTCAGACATACTTAATATCATAGGGGGTACATTCATAAACGATGAATATTTCGTAATATCATAACATGGAATAGTAGTACAGAATGCGCATTGTTTTTTAGGTTCCATACTCAGCATAGCCACTCGTTGCAGTACCGAATTATTCGGATAAACATCATCATCATCCATGACGGCTATAATATCATACATGGCATTTTCGACACCTAGATTACGTTTCTGAGAAATGGTCATACCAGGATCACAACGTACATATTTTACATTGGGTACACCAATTAAAGTATCTTCAATGTTATCTTCCCCATCATCTACAATAACTAACTCTAGTTTATCTTCAGGGTAAGATTGAATCATGTAACAATATTTTAATAAAGGCATGAATGGACGTCGATCTTTAGTAATGCACAAAATCGAGACATCCGGTAATTCATCTTCTTTTGGTAATACTTTATTTAATGAATATGGATCTTCGGCCGTAGATAAACTTTCATTAATAACCTTTTTCATATGTTCAACCCAAAACTCATGACGTTGTTCATAAATACTACGAACAAAAATAGATTCTCGTTTTCGATCCTGGAATTTCTTATTGGCGTAATCTCGTAACTTTAGAGCCAATGAATCCGTATCCGTATCTACCAATGTTCCTAAACAGTCCGGTTGTTCGGCAGTTTCCAATACTTTACAATAAACATCTTCATTAGGATATAAGTTTTCTTTAAAAGGTGCTATATTCGAAAGAATTAAGTTACAACCTGCAGACATAGCTTCATTGATAGCATGACCAAATCCTTCACATAAAGAGACACCAATGCATAATCCACATTCTTTAATTAACTCATCGTATTCCGTATCAGTTAACACTTTAGATATTAGATTCACTTTATCTTGAATTTCTTCCGGAACGGTAATACCAATGTGTTCAGGGGAATGAACAATGTTTAGCACAGGTAATTTATTGTAATCCTCTGCACTATCATGTTTGACTTTTAAGTAAGCTTGTAAAACTGGTTTTGGGTGTCGATAAATATTCTTACCTACCGGTACTATAGCTTTATGATAATTTTTACGATCGGTTTCAGGATTATAGGCTTTATCAATAGAACTCCAACCA